TTTCTAATCTTAGCAGCGAATGCTCGGACATTTTTTAAGAGCACAGGAAACTTCATGATGGAGGCTAGGTGAGAAACCTCTTGGTTGTTGAAAAAACCAGTTAGACCTATCTCTTTTGCTGCCGAAAGTATGGAAGGTACGTCTATTTCCGCCGAATTATCTTTATCTATAATATGCTTGAGACACATATAGATAGATATATTTGATTCTATTGTAAAGCTGTTCTCGTCAATAATATCTGCAACATCAAAAAGGGCCGACGATCCGTACCGGCATATGCCGGATAAGATTGCTCGTTCTGCGGGTAGGTCTTGTAAAATCATTTCTTTTTAATCACATGCCTGAGAAGAACACTTGTTGCATTTCCATCTACTCATATCATATATAACCGCAGGTGAAACCTCTTCTTCTGCACCACAGGTGCGACATTCTACCTCCACAAGAGCAGACTGGCGACTTCTGGGTGCTCGTTGTGCGTCTTTATTCTCTGCGTCAGCCTTAGAAGCCTCTTCCAGCTCGTGTCTCTCCGACGCGCTAAGCACTGTATTTTTCATGAAGTCATCGAACTTGTTTGGTCTTTGTCTTGAAGTATCAATGACGCCGGTACGACAAGGATCTCCTTTGTTATTTCCGTATGTTTTGGTAGATCTTTTCTTTGCTCCCTCTTTCGGCTGCCTGCCTCTGGATCTAGTTCCCTTTCCCCTTCTTCTTTTCTTTTTAGCGGGGTCAATGGGGTGAACAACTTCTTCTCCGGGCTCACCCTTCTCTCCGATAGGTCCGGAAGGACAATCGTGGCCGATCTCCTTCTCGGAATCCACTATTATTTCCATAAGTTCTTCTTTGTTAAACTCTTTTAATAGTCTCTTTAGCTCCTCTTTTTTATTCATATCGTCTCCCTGCCTTTGCCTTTTGGAGATTCATAAAAAGATCTGCCAAATTTTTAATTGAACTAGCAACGTAGGTTAGTCTATCGGATCTTTGTTGGGCATATTTGTTGATGGCCAATAGCTTACGAGTGTAATCATTGTCGTTAATCGCTTGATGATATTGGCTGTCCCATGATCCTGAGTATTGATTCTCTCGTCCAGATATTGATGATTTAATAGAAGTTTCGGCCCATTTCATACGGGCAACCTCACGATTGTGGGACCTCTGCACATGAAAGGAAAGGCTTCCTAAAAGAAGAGAGGCTTCGGCGCACTCTTCAAGAGTTAATTTTTCTATGGATGTGCGATCCATTTGCATATATTTATGAACCGAGGGGTCATGAAAATCACCACTATATGGAGGGAGCCCTATGGTGGCCTCATACTCGTCCAAAATGGAATCGAGCTTACCTAGTTGTTCCTTTGCAACACTCGGCTTTTCCACTTTTCGACCTTTTCGTTAAACGGCAATTCGATGTATGTAATGTTATTATACTCGCACCATTCCTTTTTGCGAGCGTCTCTTTTTCGTTGGCTGCTAAAATCCTGCGCGGAAGTGTGAAAGAGAGGATTGAATTTATAGTGTTGTTGTCCGTGAACTTCAATTGCTAGCTTGAATGTATTGATATAAAAATCAAAAAAGACTTTCTCCGATCTGGTTATCGAAACAGGAACTTCCTCTAGGATCTGCACCGTAGGGAACATTTCTATAAGCAACTCTCGTGCTCTCAAATGAAGCTTCGACCGGGGTCTGCTGTCGTTGGCTTTGGTTACATAGCCTTGTAGCTTCCAATTGTGAACTTCATTATTTAGGTCTCTAACCTTCACTTGTCAATCCCAACCATAGTAAATATTTCTTTTTCAAACGATTTATATTCTTTAGGGTTTTCCTCTAGGTAGGCTGCAAGATTTACTTTTCCCTGAATCTTTTCATCGTTAGGGAGCTTAAGCCAAGACCCAGATTTGACGACAAGCCCAAAATCAACCATGAGATCCGCAAGTTCCATTTCTTTCCAAATCCCCCGACCATACTTAATGTGGCTTGCAACCTTTTGGCCCGGAGCCCCGATAGCAGAAGTGACGACCTGCCAGTTTACGGTTTGTCCTATTTGTGAATCGCCTCGCATAATGGGTTGCGAATGCGTAGCATGCAGCTTAACGTCAACTTGGTATTTCAATGCACTTCCTGACTTCTCAATCTTAGACTTTCCTCTCCCAAACTTTTGTATATTTGCCATCAGATGTGTCACCCCCACGACTGTTACCCTATTGATGGGAAGGGCATTAGATATTCTGCGGCAAAATTTGGCAAGAACCTTCTGTACGCTCATGACCTGCACGTCTTCAAGATTTCCAGTTAGTTCTGACTCGCTAGAAAGCGCCGAAAAAGAATCTATAACTGCGATAGAGCCGGGCTTTGTGTGAACTATGTTGTCTACAATGCTAAGGTATTTTTCTGCCGACAGGATATTTCCCTCCGTTGAGGAAATGATTTGCATTATTTTAGGATCAAGGTCAAGCCCCTCGATTCCTTCTAGGTCTCTCTTTCGCAACCTTCCTTCTATGTTGGCGTAATATATGGGCCTCTCATGCTCTTGAGCGTTAGCACAAAAAGTCAAGGCGGTTACAGTTTTTCCAACCTTTTCTGGCCCCGTCATAATAAACAGAGATCCCTCTGGCACTCCTCCGCCAAGGGCGATGTCTATTTTGGGGCTGACAGAGAGGGTTTTTAGGGGACGGTCGGTTATTATTGCAGGATCATGAAGGACGTTTCCATATTCTTTGATAATGTCCTTATTCATCGAGATCTCTTAATTTTGATATAATGGACTTTTGGGCATTGCCACTTTTGTGCTTGACATCTTTTTTGTTGGTTACATCATAGGTAGTTTCAGATTCCCTACTTGAAAAACCACTATCCTTCTCTTCAATTATGCTGCGTAGCATAGGGGCGCGAAGAGAATATGTTTTCCAACATCGTTTATCTTTTAGCGCAGCTATTACGGCTTCTGCTGAAAATTCCTTGAGAAGCTTATTAGCTAACGTAATTTGATATCTATAGTAATTACGCCACTCCTTGATTTCCCAAAACTTTATTGGAAGCTCTTTTTGGTCTTTCTGAGCCTTCTTCTCACAAATCAGCTCAGTAATATACTGCGGCGCAGAGACCCATCCCCCCGGAGAGTAGCGGGAGGGATATTGGCTTTTCTCACTTCTTTTCTTAGTCATGAATAGAGTGGATGATATTAGACTGATTTCGAGGAGCGACCGGAACTTTTCTGGAGTCATCTACTTTTTGCGAACCAGCCGATGTCATGACTGCTACTCCTTTGTTTCCTCCCCCTGTTTCATGTATAATTGAAGTATCATTCTCTCTTTCTAGCTTTACTATATACTTTTTGACTTCTTCAAGGTCTCTTTCAAGAACCTTCGAGATGTCTTCGGAGCCCATTTCGTTCCAATACATTCCTTGTATGCAATATCTTTCTACGTCAGTCATTTTCTTTGCTTTGGACAGCTTACCCATTGTGCTATACCCTTTCTGCGTTGCTTAACCAAGCGCTATTTTTAGTCTTTAAGAATTGAATATAAAAATTAAAAGTCTTTTCTTCTGCTTCCCTGAATTCCCACTCTGGTTTGCCAGCATGTCGTAGCTGTTTGTTTACATTTCCTTCGCTATACAAGCCGATGGGATTGTAGAGCTTCCCATGTCTCCCTCTCTTCACAAAAAATTTAGTTCTCTCTGTGCCAGTCACGGACTTGGCGTATGTATTTATTCCCTCTTCGTTGACACGAGGAAAGCCCTCGTCATCTAGCCAGTCATGCTTTCCAAAGAGCGTATAAAAAAGAGTCTCATGTCCCTTAGCCTCTTCCTGAACGGACTTTTGCACGCCCCTGTCCTTGTGTATCTTAAAGTTATTCATTTATTCTTTCTCCTAGATTTTCTTTTCTTTTGGTCGCTTCCGGGCCAAATTGGAGCCTCGTCAGGCTTTTCCATTCTGCTCATTCCAGCAGGAAGTTCTCTGCCACTCTCAACCTTTTTCGTTTTAAAATCATTAGCCATGTCTTCGCACTTCCACTTTCCGTACTGTTTGGTTTGTTTGTCTGCGTAGTGCCCTAGTGTTTTTACTTCAGACAAAGACAAGGTAACAGACCCATGCACATTGTCCTCAGAGTAATCTCTATGAACATCTTTTATTTTTTTGCACCTTGGGCACTTTCTTTTTTCTTTGTACTTAGCAAAGGAGGAAAAAATTGACCATTTGTGGGTGCAGCTTCCACAACAATAGGAATACTCTGGCATTTTAATCACCTATAATCTGTAATCCGCTACAATATTTTACCATCAAAGTCGCTATCTTCGTTAAGTTTTTCTAGGATTTTTGCGATAACATTGCTTCTTACGATGTCAGAATATGTTAATTGACACAGAGACACTCCCTCTATTTCTTTTAATTTGTTCATGCAAGTCAATAGCCCTCCACTGTAGGAGCCCAGATCCGACTGTCTAAGGTCTCCGTTAATCACTGCCTTTGACTTCCTTCCCAGTCTCGTAATGAACATTTTTATTTGCTCGAAGGTTGCGTTTTGAGCCTCGTCCAAGATCATGAAGCTCTCGTGAAAATTCCTTCCTCTCATATATTCAAGAGGACAAAGCTCAATCCTTCCAGCCTCCCTGTAATATTCTACATTGGGAGCCGTTAAATACATATTCATCTCTTCTATTACGGGAATTAGATACGGGTTAATCTTTTCGATCAGGGTTCCGGGCAGATACCCAAGGCCTTTGCCGGATTCGACTACGGGTCTTGTTATAATAATTTTTTTAATTTTTTCTTGCAGAAGATATTCGCAAGCCAAGCCAACAGAAACGCTAGTTTTCCCCGACCCTGCCGGTCCTGAACAGAAGGTCACGTCTGAATTGTTTATAGCTGTAATATAGTCAGACTGATTTTTTGTTTTTGCTCTAAGTCTTTTTTTTCTCAGTGCTGTGGGCTGCAATTTAGTTCTTTTTTTTCGTACCATATATTTAATCAATATTCATGCTTATATTAGTTTTCCTGATGCTTTCGTGGGCTGGCCCCAAGTTGGACAGTGCCCTTATAGCGTCAATATTTTCTGGAACAACGTCGCTTTCCTGATGGATCGCCTGTATGTACATCAATTTGTTGCCCCATACTCCAATGGTGTCGCTCCACACGCAAACTTCTGGCATGTCCCCTCTCTCCCTACCAAGGTCTTTGGCGTATTCCATGATCTCTGCTGTTGATCTTATACCGTCATCGTTATGCACGACGCGTACCCTCGTTGTGTTCTTGAACAGGCTTATAACTTCTTCAACGGTGGGTGCAATGTGAAGATCGACCGCAATGCTGTGCATGTGCATTAGCGTGGTGGGAACAGATATGGAGGTAGTAAATATCTCCAAGTGAGGAATCACCGTTCTTACGTCCGGTCCGTGGTGTGACGGAACCACCAAGTGTGGAACAAGAGCATTGATGGGTCCGTGGTATATGTCCCAAGGATCAGCGGCCCTTCTAATCATCGTGGCATGCACTTTATCTATGTAATAATTATCATCCAAAGATTTTAATGTTCTGCACAGACCTGTTGTGTTACAACTGACCACACGAAGAAATTTAGAGCAGGCAACCTCAGCATAATTGCATTGTGCTACAAAGCTAGCTCCTATATCGGGCTTTTCTCCCCCCTGAAACACGGCCTTTATACCCATGTCTTCATATAGGATTTTATTGCTTGCTCCAATTCCCTTGGGGGTGCAGTCCACAACTACGTCAATTTTGTCGAGAAGGTGGTGTAATTCTTCTATTGGAAATACTGGAATGTTTTTTTTCTTAGCGGCTTTTATTTTATAGTTATGGGTGTTTGCAGTAATACCCACTAGCTCCATATCATCCTGTAGTAATACGGCGTCTGCTACGCGTTTTCCTATTGTCCCGTAGCCGACAATTCCCACTTTAATCATATATTTCTCACGACTTAAGGGGCCAAAAAACATGACCACATAAAAGACCGAATGCAAAGGCTATAATGGGATGCTGACAAGATATCGAATACAAAGCCCAACTGATTGAATAGCTTGGATCTTTAGACAAAAGCATCACTCCCATATCCCATAGAAAAATTCCACAGAAAAAAGAAACAAGAAGTATTCTGGCTACACCTTGCATATCCATTACGATCCTTTCGTGTTGGAAGTAAAGCCGTCTTTTTCTTCCTTCAGGATTTGTTGTTTTTCTAGTTCACACTCAGGACAATTTTCATAAAATTTACCTGCATGTGGTTCTACATAGTGATGAATTCTTAAAAGTCCAGTGTTGAGATAATTCTGCCCCATCATTAGGTTTGAAAGTGCGTTATACACATTTGTTTCAAATTCTTTATCTTCAAAGTCTTCAGGACCTTCCGGAAAAGAGGAAGCCTCTACTGTTATATTATACTCTTTGGAGACATTTGTGTATACTGTATATCCCACAACTAAGGTAGTAACTAAATTTAACAATAAAAGAAAAACAATTAATTTGCTATTCATTGGTCTGTCTCCCTCGTAAAAAGCTTTATATAGAGACTTCTAATTCTCTATCAAATGCACACTGGGCATCGTGTGCCACCTTGCAAGCCTCGTAGGACTTGTCGTTAAGAACCTCATACTCACCATTATACCACATCTTAGTGCTACTACCATCAAATGTCATACAGTTGCAGGCAAATTCTACGTGAACGCCCTCTTCATCAATGTGCGCAACCTGCGCAACAGAAAAATCGTGTCAGTCAAAGGCCTCTTTGCCTTCAAGAGGTTTCTCGGTTCTTTGTAGCCAGTCTCCAATATTAGCCATTTCTTTTCTCCTTATAAAATTACGCTTGAAAACTACTTCCACACCCGCAGCTTTTTACTGCATTAGGATTATCAAATTTGAAGCCACGTTTAGAAATATCAGAATAATAATCCAGTGTAGTGCCTTCTAGATAGAGAGCACTTTTCTTATCTACAATCACATCTACGCCATACTGATGGGATAGCGTCTCTTTTTGTTCGTCATATTCATGGCCTACCGTGAGGCTGTATTCAAAACCAGAGCAACCTCCTCCTTTAACGCCCACCCTTAAATACTTTTCTTCGGCATCTTCAAGATATTTCTTAGCTTCGGCTGCTGCTGTTTCTGTTAGCTGTATTGTCATCTAGATCTCCCTCGTGAGCCGTCAGAGTCTTTTGCTAGAACAAGAACACGTCCGTTCTTTCTGTATACTCCCTTTCTTTTATAATAATAAATCTCCCCAGTTCTGGGGTCTTCATACGCATAGTAAGTCTTGGATTTTACATATTCACAAATAGCTTGTATATATTTATTCATTATAAATAATCTCCTCGCCTTTTATGGGGCGCAGTTGGGGCAGCTACATTCATCTCCGCAAGAACATTCGTCTTCACAGAAACATTCTTCACACTGGCAATCAGCGTTGTCATTGTTAGAGTCAAAGCACCCCACAGTGAAGATGAAGCTGGTAAAAAGAAAAAGTGCTGCTATAAAAGTAAATGTTTTTTTCATAATATTATCCTTGTTAAAATTTTTTGTTATAAGATTATTTTTGCTTCGCCTTCTAGGAGGTATCGTGGACGACCACCATTATCTACTTTTTGGATGTTCTCAGGAATACCAAAATGATCAAACATGGTAGCCGCTACATCAATAGGCCCATAGGGACTGTCTTTTGGCGTATACGATTTATCTGCCGCACCAATCACTCTACCGCTATCATATCTACCGCCAGACATTAGCATGGTAGAAATGGAGGGCCAGTGATCTCGACCTGCATTGGCGTTCAATTTAGTACGACCGAATTCTCCCGTAACGATCAATAGAATCTTTTCATTAAGGCCTCTTTGATGCACGTCTTCAACAAATGCAGCAAGAGCTTTGTCGATAGGGGGCACTCTGCCCTTTAAGGCGTTGGCGATATTGCCATGCATGTCCCACCCACCATAATGAATGGTTACAAACCTACTCCCAAACTCACAAAGCCTTCTAGCAAGAAGGAGTTGCTTCCCAATCGCAGCGTTTCCGTAGGATTCTTTTGTCTTAGCGTCTTCTTTGTCCAGATTAAAAGCGTCTTTTGCCGTTCCAAGAATCACCTCAAAGGCTTGATTGTTAAACTTTGTAACAGAATCAGCAGATGGGCTCCGTATGTTAACTCCTTCGAGAGATTTTAAGAGCTCATTCCTATTTGTGAACCTTTCAATATCTACGCGAGGAGTCAGGTTCTCCTTATTTGATGGATCAAAGGGTTTATAGGCACCACCAAGCCAAGCAGGATCTTCCCCTTCTATTCTTCCCTGCTTAACATAACAGGGAACCCCATTGTCGGGGTGGTTGGCCCCATAGATAGCAGAAACAATTGAGCCATGAGAGGGATACATAGAATTAGAGGTTTGGCTTCTTTCATTGTTACGATGCCCTGTCATTACCCAATGAGTAGCTTGTCTATGAGATGAATCCCCGTGAGTAAAAGAATCTACAATATTGAGATGGGGAGCCTGTTTGATTAGATTTTGCCAATGAGAACCGAAAGCCATTCCGGTAGGTTTGTCTACTAACGCTCCTCCTACAGGCCTATATTCGTCAGGAACACTGTCTTCCTTGGGAGCATGAAATGTTTCGAATTGTGTTGGGCCTCCTCCAAGCCACACCCACACCACAGAGCTATCTTTAAGTTCTTGTGTCTCCTCACCCATAGCAATATCAGAAAGCCCTAGAGAGGACATCCCAGCCCCAATGCTGCCTATCCTTAGAAAGTCACGTCTGTTTGCATAAAAGTCAAGCATCATTGATCTCCTTTTCTTTTATTAGGAGTTAGGATCAGCTATCTCAACGCCAGTATTAAGAGATTCGGCGGCGGCTATCTTGGCTTGTTTAATTTCCCAAGATTGCACATGACCACTCAAAAATTCCCTTACCATTCGATGCGTAAACGAACCTTTAGTCTCTGGATTTTCAATATTTTGCGGAATTGGGTCTCCGTTTTCATCGACGGGAAATATCTCTCCCCCATCTTCCCCTAGAGCTACAATATAGTCTGGATTTTCTACTAACTCTGGACGATGATAATTTCCTGCAACGGCATCGAGAACACGCTGTATATCGGAATCACCTATTTCTAATTCAAAAATTGCCACTTGTGTTCTCCTCTTTTAAGTATTTTCAAATGAGTTCGCAGACGCCTCCGCTACAAGCCCATTCTTGTTCTGGTTCTACATTGTCTTCTTCTTCGATTATCTCTGTATAGTCTACTTTATTATATTCTCTTTTGAGATCAACCCATTCTTTCCAATTATAAACATCTTTCATACAATAGGTTAATTTTTTAACGTCTCCATCCATGTATTTTCTAGAAAATTTCTTGCATCTTGCTATCCAGTCTCGTTTTGATGCCCCTTTTGCCCTCGACCCAAGGCCAAGGAGAGCGTCACAGGCAGCCCATAGGTTGTCTTCCCATAAGTCAAGAGCTACTTCAATAAGACCGCTAACAAACATGGCACCATCTCCATAATATGCTACCTGTTCACTAGGCAAATAGATCGTTGTGAAGGGAGCTTGAGGATAGTCCTTATCCCCACTTACTGGTAAAAGAGATATGCCACAAAAATATCTTTTATTTTTATAGATAAATTTCTCTATATCATCCCATTCATCTGGTTTAACATTAATTGTATTAGAAACATTATGATTCAACCAAGGCTGTGTGCATAAGGCATCCGTTTTTCCAATCATAACCCAGTTCTTCTGTGTATCCTTTACATACCCCAAAAGAGCTAGTGCGTCAATTTGATTTTTGGTTTTAGAGCCCGGAGGAACCTCTATACAAAAAGAAATTACATCATCACTGTCATTTGCAGACCATACTGATTCTTCGCATGCTCTTGGGTTTATTTTTCTGAAATATCCATAAATTGCTTCCATTTTATTAGCCTGTACACGTCGTATATAGCGCTTGGCATGATGAGGATGAATACCAGAGCTAGTACCAAGAATGCAGCTAGAAGTTCCTTCAGGCTTGACACAAGTAGTCCGAGCTGCCTGATTAATTCCGATCTTTTTTGCCAATTCTTTATTGGTTTGTTTAACAATTTGTGCCCCTTTTTTTTGCACATTGGGATTTAGGCATATCTCATGCTGCTCCATAATACCAGTCATGGAAACCCCAAGGAGGGCCTCTCTTCGCAAGATTTTTTCACTTACTTCTCCTAGATAGGGAAGGTCGGTAAAACCAGCTTGAAGGGTTCCTATAATAGCTGCTGCCCGACACGCTTCGTAAAAGTCTTCTTCTGTCTTAACTCTAGCACAGTTGATGGTGCTCAAGTTGCACGCTTGCCATCCGGTTTTTCCCGTCTCCTCGTCCACAGGATACATCCCGATCTCTACACATGGATTGACTATCAATTCGGTAGAATCTGACCACACAAATCCCGGTTCTCCGAACTCTCTTACGGACTCCATTAATCCGTGGAACTGTTCGGGGGTTGTTTCGTCCCTTAAAAGCAGGGCTGAGTTATTGGATCTTCCCCTTTGGGGGTTCTCGTGAAACCAATTACCGGTTTTTGCCTTTGCCATATCTTCGTCGTCAGGGCTAAACAGGCAAATGGTGGCGCTACGACGGACCCCTCCGGATATAACCGCGTCAGCACAGTGCATGACGATGTCGTAGGCTTCAACTGGTTCTAATCTTCTGATAGACTTAGCGCAAAAATCTAAATTTTTTAGAGATTTGTCTAAAACTCTTTTGATATTAGAGAGGGCCTTTTTTAGGGGCGCTGGTCCGGGAGCTTTTCCAGAACTTGAGCTCAACTGAGCTCCTGCGGGTCTTATTTTAGAGAAATCGAAGGTGACGCTTTTCCCTGTGTACTCTGGAAAGAGTTCGTCTTGATCAAAATAACTAGAGATTAACACCCCTGCGGCGTCTGACCATCCCTCTATTGTGTCTGGAATTATAAACTTTTTATTTCCTCTTTTCTCTCTAACGATAGGAGGAAGCTTTTCAATGTGATGTTTTTGGACAGAAAAGCCAGTGCCACACCCACACAGTAACAAATACATACACTCTTGGAAAAATCGGAGCCTGTCACAATAAGAAGAGATGCAGTTATAGATTCTGGCATTGTGCTTGAAGGTAGGCTTCCCTCCAAACTGCAACGCTCTCTGAGACCCAAGAACACGCTTCTTGAACATCATATCGTAGGACCACGCAATGTCTCCATTTACTTCTGGGTATCTTTCATACATCATACCCATAACTCTATCTACAGACTCTCTCCAAGTTTCCCTTCTCTTTTTTTCAGGAATCCAACGAGCGTAGCGACCCACAAAAGTGTAGTTTTGGAGTTCCGAAACCGACATCAGAGAGAGTTTCCTCCCGAAGACGGCTTCCCGCCTTTCTTTCCTTTTTTTCCTTTGCCTTTGCCTTTGCCTTTGCCTTTATTATTCTGGGTATGCTTATTAAAGTAGGCAGACATGTCTTCGGCAGAGTTGGAAGCAAATGTTTTTCGTTTTGAAGTTGGGTTACCAGCCTTGTCTCTTATTACCAAATTTACCTCAAATTTAGGGACATTCTTTTTGCCCTTTCCTATTCCGTCTTTTAACATTACAAAGCTTTCGGCTGCGTTAGGTGGTGAAAGACATCACGGTAGAGCGAGAATGTCAAAGTTGTTTCCATGCATAGTATTATACACCCCCAATGGGTTGGGGGGGTTGTGACTATCCATATTTTTTAATGTTTTTTTCAGAGCAGGTACAGTAAGAATAGTTTTCTTCACCGTCCGGAGTGATGCACTGTTGATATCCTTTTCCATAACATTCTTTGCAAGATTTCTTTGCATACATGCGTGCCACGTCAAGGTAGATAGTTCGTATGAAGTTAACACTAAGTGGCTTTTTGTTTTTCATTAGAACCTAACTTGAAAAAAGAAAAATTGTTGCGGGTTGAGCCGCAATTGGTACATCATCATTCTTTGCGTACAAACATGGCAACCGCAATGGGTAAAATGTCCGTAGACTGGAACTGGATAATAGTATATTACAGATGGGGGATAATAGAACACTTGTGGCTGTAGAGCCTGTTTCTTTCGCTCTTCTATGCGCTCACGCCGGGCCTCTGCCTCTTTCATCGCCCTTTCTGTAATAAGTTTCTGTCGTTCCTCTTTGGGTAAAAGATTATTATCAGCTTCTGCATCGTTTGGAAGAAGAAGTAGGATAATAAAAAACATCACTGGAAGAATGCTTATCGTAGTAATTATATGTTTTATCATGTTTGAATGTCTCTCTTAATTATACCTCATAAAAAAAGGGCAACCGGAGTTGCCCCTTTTAACAATCCGTTTTGAATGAAAGGATGACTTATTTTTTGAGCTTTGCGAGGAGGTCTACCAAATAATTTGGCCACCAGTCCATTCCTACTCCCAAGAAATAAATACCAATGCCAACAGGCAAAATAAACAACAAAGGTCTCTCACGCGCAGCCACCAATGGGTGCGTCAGAGCATAAAATAAATTCCGTATAGGTCTGCCGTTTTCAAAACCCATAAGATCCCTTTCTTTAAAAAATTACTCGGTGAGGCGTAAGCTGTCACCTACGATCCACGCTGCCGCTAACAAGACAACGCTTTCAACTGTTGCGGGGTTTATTGTCCCTGCGCCAAAAAGGGTATCGGCACATATGACTACTACGCCAGCAACGCCAACCCAAAAGCGACGAGATCTAAACATCGCCTTAAATTTATCTAACATATCTAATTCTCCTTTAATTGGTTAATTTTTTCACTCAGGGACTCGATAGTTTGAGTTAGAGATGCAACCTGTACTTTGAGCTCAACAATAGCATCTGTATTGGCCTTTAAGACCGTCCTGAGCTGTTCTTCTAGTTTGTCTGAATTATCATCAATACGATCAAGTCTATATTTTACATTATCAATTTCCTTTTCAACTCTATGCGTTCCCTCATTCACTAAAGTCCGAGCCTCTGCTCGCGTTACGAGATCCTTCCCGTAGGAAAGCCAGAAACTACCCATACTAAGTATTATAGCAACGCAAAGGGTTGCTGAGTATTTAAGAAATGGCACAAGTTGATTCTGTTGTTGAGGTCGTGTCATATGCTGTCTCCAAAATAGAGCTCTGGCCCCCCGAAGGGGACCTTGCTCTTGATTTGACTACCAGTTAGTTCTTGGCGAATACGTTGCACCACTTGGGGCAATGGCACCATACATGTAGGTAAGCCGTCCCGGAATTGCCGCAGTAGGATTAGCAGCAGTATCAGTACCGGAACCTCTCAGGTTGGAGGAATTGTCAACGCCAATACCGTTAGCGGCGATATCCCAACCACCAGCGTCTGTAACTGTTAGCGCTGGACTAAATGCTCCGCTGAAGATGTTCCAGTTGCCAGCAACCACAGAAGTCTTGTAATCAATAGACTCCATTACATCAAGCTGATTGATTGAATAAATGCCTGAATTACCAGCAGATCTAATAGCCTGCGTAAGATTAGTAACACCGGCCAGATCGGTGGTGTACTTGACAATCACTTGGCCCGGCTGATTGTTAAACGTGCTGGCTGTGGCGGGAGGAATCACTCCCGTATTATTAACACCCGAAGAAATTAGAACCAATCTCTCTTCTTCACCTAGGCTCGAAGATGTCCAGAGGGCGGTTTCAGCAATCGTTCCCCCCGCTCGAATGTTACCTTGGTCATTGTCTACCCCGCTGGGGAAGCCATTGACATACTGGTTGTACACAAGTGTGCCTGCAAGATTAGTAACAAAACCCATAATATTTACCTCTTTTTCTACATAGAGGCCATTTTGTATCCCGTTGTTCCAAACAATAGAAATCCTGTCCTGCTTATTAATTACACCTAATGCACACTATTAAGACACATTTTTCACAATTTCTTCTAGTGAATTAAATCCATCTTCTCCAAAAATACCATCGGCAAATCCATAGAATACAGCATCGCTAGAGGGCATCCACCAATCTTCTTTAGAATTTAGCTGCTTTTTTATGAAGTTTTTTACTGCATTCTTTTTAGCACCATCAAAATAACTTCCTGTTTTTTCACACGCCTCAACATAAATTTCATAGCTTCTATCGAGGATTGTTTTTTCAAACTCATACATAGAAAATACCTGCTTGTAGGTTCCTTCTACCGAACAAGATCCATCATGTATGAGCCAGTCACAGTTGGGCATTGAGACGCGTACCCCGTTACCGAGGGGAGCTTGAGCTATAATGCTTCCCATTGACGCACAAATGCCATGGCAAATCAATATAAAGCGGCATGGACTTCCCTGAATAGCATCATAAATTACCATCCCTGCGTGCCACTCTCCCCCTGTGGAATGCTGGTGTACTACTATGGGTTTGTGATTCTGACTCTCAAGGATACGCAAGTTTGTAAGAAATTTTGTCGCAGTACGATAATCCAATCCCGGATCTTCTTCTTCGAAATGGTTATGTAAGAATATCTCTCTAGTGCTTGCTATGATGCCACTATCATGAGCTTCAGCTATTATCGCCTTTGTACGAGGGGGCATTTGGGTTTTCCTTAAGATAGTCAACCATCTTTTTTCTCACCTGAGACATTACCATTCTGTCTTTGAACATCTTAGCTATACCTATCCGAAATCGGTAAGGGGTAAAAACATCAATGGACTCTACACCTTCTACGTTGGAAATGATGCGAAAAAACTGAGGGGTTATTTTGAAATTAGTATGTCCTACCCAAAACTTGAAGTAGGTGCTTGCAAGAGAATGCTCCGTAAGGGGGAGCACTCCAAAGGGGGTAAAAATGGTCTGAATATTTTTAAATTTTTTGAACTCTGATCCCAAATCTTCTTCAAAAGAGAAAGCGTCTCCTTCTCTTGGGGCCTCCTCTTCTATTACACTGATTTCCGTTTCTTCTGGGCTATAAGCATCTGTCCACTTTTCCCAATAAACATCGTATCCACTTGGAGTCGGTATATTTTCATGCATAGTCTATCCTTCCGTGTTGAGTAAGGCAGCCTACTTCATCAATATCGGGATCAATATCTATCATATAAAGACACCGTTTGCACACATACACACTGTAATTTTCTTTCTTAATTTCAAATTCAACAGTCCTATTGCAAATATTCCCTTTCCCGTCGTCATACTCACAAAATTCAATTAGCATTTGGGTCACCTTTAAATCTAAATACATCAGCCGGGCTAATCAATGGTCTTTCCTCTGAATCATTGAGTTCCTTTTTCTGTAGCTCACGCATAATATTCCAAGTTTTAAGAACATTTGTGTAGAACTCCATCTTGCTTGGAGAATCACACCAACACTTCAAGCTTTCTGCAAGGAATTGGGTCATGTGCCCTTCGCTAATATAACATAGCAACATTCCTAGAATTTCTGACGACATTTCCGTATCGTCTTCCACGCTTAAAATTACATTAAAGTCTCCGGTTTGGGAGTCCCAAAAAAAGTTAATGCATCCCGAGACATTGGACAGGTCAGGCACAACGTCAGAGGTGGTGCTCTTATTAGATTTTATTAAATTTTTAAGATATCGGAATAGGTCTTTCATACTATATTATACCCCGTTTTTACACAAAAAAGGCTGCCTAAAGGCAGCCAAGATGCACTTCTGTCTTTACTGTTTGCTTAAACGGCCTGTAGTTTCGACTGATCAAAAAAGAACCATCTCTTATAATGCTCCACCTTGTCGGCTGAGTTTACGTGGCCTAAGTATTCGACGAGAGCCTCTAGAGAGCCAAATATGTGTTCATGGGGCAACATAAAAAATAGCCAGTTAGGAGCGTGTTCTTTCCCTTGCTGGCACCATATGAGGACAGGCTTCTTTTGACTATTGGCAATCGTAATCTCTTCATAGGTTCCACAGGCATGAACATTCGTGTCAATACTAGCAATAACAAAATCAGAAATATCTATGCAGCGGAGATCTAAAGTCCTTATAACGCCATACTCTTTTCTGATCCTATCAAATTGACCAGTTTTTTTATAGCTATCAATTAAAACCCTGCTTTCTGTATCTTCAATCCCCACCTCTATAGGTTTATCACAGGGGTTTAAGACTCTAACTCCTAAATTAAGCAGAAGAGGAGTTGTTCTTTTTCTCCATTCCAAGCCCCCATCGGGTACTCTGTCCATAGCCCCAGCCAAATAAGTTCTCATCCCGTTAAGGCGGTTCATCCTCCTGTACTCCCGAAGCCCCCTTCTCTTCTGGGGCTTTCATTTAAAGTTTCCACTTCCTCAATGCTAAACGAAGGGACTTCTTGAAAAATAATTTGGGCTATTCTGTCGTGTCTGTTAATATCAACCATCTCAAAGCTAGAGTTATAAAGACATACTTTTACGACACCACGGTATCCTGAATCTATAACCCCTGCGAAGACATCAATGCCTTTTTTAACCGAGAGACCTGACCTTGGCCAAATCAATCCCACATAGCCTTCTGGTATTTCAAGCTTGATTCCTGTATCAACAAGTCTTCGTGTCCAAGTTCCTATCGTACAGTCTTCGTTGGCATATAAATCCCAGCCTGCGTCTGAAGAGTGGCTCTTTGAGGGAAGAGGAATGTGTGGACATACCTTTTGCACTTTAATTAGCATATAATATATCCCCTAGCTTTTGGGCTGTTGCGTCCCAAGAAAATTCTTTGGAGCTTTGTATACCTTCTTCATTAACAATTCTTGCTTTGTTGTTTTGTTTCCATTCCTTATAGATGTTTTGCATGTGGACAACGAATTCTTGCTCCACTCCCTCCAAGGATGCCCAGTCAGCAAATCCATCGAAAAATATCCCGTCGTGTGCGGGCTCATTTTTAAGAGGAGTTACTAACATGCTATTTTTAGCGTTACAAAATTCGGTATGTGCAGAATAGTTTGTAGTGATAATATGCTTTCCAGCAGCCATTAGCTCTAGAATTTCTAAATTCCATCCCTCTGCTCGGCTTGGAAATACTCCACAATCCACAGTATTCATTATAGAAGCTACCTCCTGCTGGGACTGAACGCGACCTATGAGGCGAACTCTTGGATCTTGTTTGTACAAGTTTTCCCATTGAGCTTCTTGCTCTGGAGAAAGATGAACGTTGTGGCACATCATCCATAACTCAACATCTGATTCGTTTTTAAACGCTTCTTGGAAAAGGAATATAAGGAGGTCATGACCTTTCCTTTTTTCCCATTTTCCACAGTTAAAAAAAATAAATTTGTCGGAAGGGGAAGGCATGCCCCCAGAAAATATAGAGGCATCTACCCCAAGAGGAACCGTATGGACGACAGAAGAAGGAACCTCTCTTTCTACAATCTCCTTGGCCCATTCTGAAGCAACAATAATCTCATCACAGGAAGAAAGGTGGTTTTTGCGATTATCATCAAATCTATTGAGTTCAAAAAATGGAAAACCAAGAAACTTACCCTTTCCTATTCTCTCCCCCATGAGATGCTCATGCCATATCTTTAGGCATGGGGCTTTATAATCAAAGCTGCCTTGCGCCTGAAGCAAAGGAGATATATCATCGGCTTCTTGTTGAGAAGAAAAATTAGGCTGACCGATAGGAAATAGAGATATGTTTGATCCTCTTTTGGAGAGGGCTTTGCATATATTAATAGACGCCACTCCATAGCCTAGGTTGTTGACGGGAGCTAACACGTTAATGTTCTTCGTCATAATCCTCTTCTTTTATGATAATCCTACAAAGAAAAATGGAAGGGGTGGATTTCCAGTTATGTTACCACCAACGTTTTAGGGCAAGTTCTGGCAACCTTTTGACAGGCTTCCCTACTTTGTACCATCCACCGATGCCTCATCCATTCGGACATACTCACCGGATCGTGTGCTTTACCGCCACTTGCTTGCTGCGGTATTTCAGCCACCTTCCTAAACGAGGAGCTACCTCGTTAACTACTAAAATGGAGTATCATCTTCGGTTTCTGAAGATGCGCCTACTGCTACAGGTGATGCGGCACTTTGTTCCGCATTTCGCTGTGGGTTGGGATTGGAGGGCGTAAGATTTACGCTTTCCGCAACTACGGTAAGCTTACTACGCTTAACACCTTCGTCAGTTTCCCAACTATTTAGTTTAAGCCGTCCCTCTACCATGACGTGACGACCTTTTGTAAGCATTGGGCTGAGAGTCTCAGCTTGCTTGCCCCAGATTGTAACGTCAACAAAGGTGGCATCTTCTTGGCGTTCGCCATTCTTTGTCCAGATACGGTTAGAAACCACGCTGATATCTGTCACAGGAGTTCCTGCGGGAGTTTCGCGCAGCTCACTATTCCTAGTAACTCTACCAGTAATAATAACTTTATTTACATCGCTCATTTAAAAAGTTCCTTAAAAATTTTCAGATAGATAGCCCACGATAACGGAGGGCTTTTCGAGTGAGACGCCGTGCATAGGTAGCGCCATGCGTTCTAACAAGCTGTCTAAATTCACCGGCACATTCAGAGAATGCAAGAGATTTAGTTGTTTGGCTAACAGAAGCTTTGCCTACGGCAAAATTGTAAAGAATTCGCTGAGTCTTTCTTGTCTCCAGCATCATTGTCCAATTAGTAGTTTCCGCAGTTTTCATCACTTTTCCTTTATAAAAAATCCACAATCAATTAAAAAAGCCGCTTGACTAAAGGTATTATACCTCGCAAGCGGCGAAAGGGAAGAAAAAAATCTAAAAATTACTATTTTTTACCATAAAGGCTTTGAATTTCTGCAATATCGCTTGCTTGAGGTATCAAAGCGTCATTAATATAGGGGTACATCAGTGTGCCTTTCACTCTGGAATGGCCAAGTCCGAGCAAATGGCCTATCTCGTGGGCTGCAACCGCCTGAAGAATGATTCCATATTCTGAGTCCGGTAACACCCAATTTTCTGCTAAGTCGAACATACTTACAAGTTGACCATTATAATTGCCCCGTGGCGGCATCTGTGCCCACGCCAAGACCCCGCCCCTTCTACCAAAGCTAGATCTGCGGCGTCGGCTAACGCCAATAACGAAATCAGCCTTTTCCCGAGAATCAATTGTCGCAAAAGTAAGGGGAGATACCTCTGACCAAGAATCAAATGCTAACCGAAACTGGGTGTCCCAAATTTCTGCATCCATGTCATTCGTGTCACGACCTGACATAAAATAAGTCAAATGATTTTTGCCCCATTTATCCGGAGCTCGATTAAATTTTTTGTTATAATTTCGAGTAGTTTTAACACCGCAACGACAGCCTCGGTTTCTTATGGCCCCATTGGCAGCTTCTATGGAAAAGCCAAAGGTAGCTCCTAAGCCTCCTAAACCATACAATAAAATATTTCTTCTAGATATAAGGTTCACTGTGACACCTTGCCTTTCTATTTTAGATATCAGAAGTCCTTGGGGAAAATCTCCTAACGCTCTATTATATAC